GTGCTGGAGCACAGCATCAAACAGGACGCCGAGGCGGCCCGGAAGAGCCAGGCCATGCAGGCGGCGGCCGGTACGCAGATGATGACCATTTGATAAGAGACCCGGTACAGCAAAGGCACGGCGCTGTGCCGGGTCTTTTTGGTTTAGGGGATAACCTCTCCGTCATCGCTTGCGCGATGCTACCTCTCCTATCGAGGAGAGGCCTTGGCATTCCGCAAAGCTTTCCCTCTTCGCCAGAGGCTCCCCTCGGTAGGGGAGCTGTCGAGCGAAGCGAGACTGAGAGGTTGTTCTTCGGGGGCAACAGAAAGGGAGGATTTAGAGCATGACAGCAGGCGAAGCGATAAAGATGGCCGACGAGCTGAGGCCGAACAACAGCTTTTCGGACGAGATGAAGCAGCTGTGGCTGCGGCAGGCCGACAGCGGCTTGCGGCGGAACGTGGTGGAGCGCAGCGACACCGGCAGCGACTTCGAGGGGCGCGGCGCGGATATTTTGTGGGAAGAGGGGCTGGAATACGACACGCCGCTGCTGGCAGACGGCGCGGCGGAAGCGCTCTATCCCCACTGGCTGGCGGCGCAGATGGACCTCGCCCTCGGCGAGACGGCCCGGGCGGCGAACGAATTGCAGCTCTACACGAGCTATGTGCAGGAGTTTGCGGCGTGGGTGAGGAGAAAGTATATGCCGGTGGGCGGCGGGAGGCTGATGACGTGACGAACCTGAACCAGATCAACAGTCAGCGGCAGTTGCTGCGGGTGTTCGGCGGGCTGAACGAGGGGTATGCGTGCAGCGAGGCAGAGCTGAGCGAGGAGAAAAACTTTTCTTCGCGGGGATACCCGGCCCTCGAGACCCGCAAGCCCCGGCGGAAGGTGCGTCAAGCGACCGGGATGAACGGGATGTACCACCTGAACGGCCTTTTGACCGTGGAAGGCACGACCCTGCGGTATGCCCCGGACGACGGCAGCGACGCCGTGGAGCTGAAGAACGCCCTGACGGACAGCGAGAAGAAGATGGTGGGCATGGGAACCAAAGTGCTCATCTGGCCGGACAAGATGTCCTTTGACACCGCAGCGGGGACACTGAGTGCGCTGGGTTCCAGCTGGCAGCAGGGCGGCAGAAGCCTGACCGTGACCCCCTGCGACGCTGCGGGCGTGGTGTACACGCCGAACAAATTCGGCGCGACCGAGCCGAAAAGCCCCGAGAACGGCGATGTCTGGCTCAAGCAGGCCGAGGATGCCCCGTGGAGCTACCGCGACGCGCTGAAGCTCTACAGCACGGCGGGCGGGTGGCAGAACATCCTGCTGAACTACTGCCGCGTGACCTGCGAGGGGCTGGGCAAAGCGTTCAAGGCCGGGGACACCGTGACCCTGACGGGCATCCCGGGCGTGGTGAAGAACGCCTATTCCGCCGATTTCGGCGGGGACGTGGTGGTGGACGACGTGGCCGGGGACTCGGTGATCCTCTCCATCGCGCCGGACATTGAGAGCGTTTTGTACTACGGCACCTGTGTGGTGACGGGCCAGAGCGTGGTGTGGACGGCCATGGACGGCAAGACCACCCAGACCTTCGACGGGCCTTTCCCGGACGTGACGGCCCAGCGGCGGGTGCCGGATCTGGACTGGCTGACGGAGCACAACAACCGGGTGTGGGGCTGCTCGAGTACCGAGAACGTCATCTATGCCTGCAAGCTGGGCGACGCCACCAACTGGTTCTCCTACCGCGGCACGGCGGCAGACAGCTACGCCGTGACCGTGGGCAGCGACGGAGCTTTTACCGGCGCGGCTACCTGCATGGGATACGTGCTTTTCTTCAAGGAGAACGGCCTGCACAAGCTCTACGGCACAAAGCCCAGCGACTACCAGATGAGCAGCATCCAGTGCTCGGGCGTGGCCAAGGGTGCCCACCAGAGCCTCTGCGTCATCAACGAGACACTGTACTACCTCTCGATGGACGGGGTGATGGCGTGGGACGGCAGCCTGCCCACCAAGGTGTCGGCCTCGCTGGACGAGACGGCCATGAGCCGGGTGACAAGGGCGGCCGCCGGCGGGCTGGTGGGGCGGTACTACCTGCACACCGAGAGCCCCGGCGGGCAGAGGCTGCTGGTGTACGACACCGAGAAAGGACTCTGGCACGAGGAGGACGCCACCGGCTGGGCCATGTGCAGCACCGGGCGGCAGCTCTACCTCTGGGACAAAGAGGCAATCTGGGCCGCAGACGGGAGCCGGGAAGCCGGCGGCGAAGAGGACACGGTGGAATATGAGGCTGTGACCGGAGACATCGGACTCGGAGACCCGGACGACAAGTATTGCAGCCGGGTGACGGTGCGGCTGGACGCCATGGAGCGGACCGTGGTGACGCTGTGGGCCAGCTTCGACGGCGGCGAGTGGCAGGAGGTGGGCCGGGTGGATACCGCAGGGAAGCGTGTGCGGGTGAATCTGCCCTTCGTCCCGACCCGGCACGACACCATGCGGCTGCGTCTGACCGGAAAAGGGCAGATCGCAGTGAGGAGCATCGCCATGACGCTGAGCAACAGCGAGGGCGGAAGAGTGAACGGAGGTGTGCCGAGACGTGGCTAGTATCGTAGGGCTTTCGAAGATCTCCATGCCGAGGCTGGATGGGCTGGATACGGCCAGCGCCCGGGAGCTGAGGAATTATCTGTACCAGATGCAGGAGCAGCTGGAATATATTTTGAGCAACATTGACACCGAGAATCTCTCGGGAGACTTACAGGAGAAGCTGAAATGAGCAATTTGAGTAATGCGAGAGCGCAGCTGGAGGAGTGGGAGGCGAAGAAGCCGGGCGACTACCCCAGCCAGTACAAGGAC